GAGCTAGATATGAGTAGTAAAAAGGATTTGGTTATTAAGCTAGAGAAGGCGGTTGATATTGTAATGATAGATGATGATTTAGCTTTAAATACTAATCCTAAAAATCCACGGAGTGATTTTTTTGTTAAGTTATGAGGTGATTGTGTGGGGCGGTTTAGGATTTTATTGTGTTACAATTAGATGTCTATGAAAAATCAAGGTGCTGGCTTAACTACAAATCCTATTAGAAGAATAAGAGACAGGGTTCTTAATCAAAAACCATTACAAAAATTAACTCAAGAGGAGTGGGATGATGTTCAAAATAGGCATACCTTGGCGGTTAAATTTTTGGCAGAGGATAATGCAATTTATGCCCTCTTAAAAAACGAACTTAATAATGCGGAAGAAATGATAATGGAGAATAGATTGCGTGAAGTACATGAGATACATACGATTACTGACACTTTCAAGAAGGTATTTGTCACTCCCAAACAAATACAAGATGATGAGTTAACTGGACAAGTTAAGTTTATCAGGTCATTTATAAGAGAGATTAAATCATGGATTGATAGATATGATGAAATTAAGCAGATGATTGATAATGGTGAAATAGTTATCGATGAAACATAGTTCCCAAAACAACGAGGTTAAAAGGTTTTTGGATAACAATCCAGACAAGAAGTTGAATGAATGGTTGACAGAGGATGTTCCCGTTAAAACAGTTGAGTTTGATCCCCAAACAAAAAAGGCGAGCGTCGTTGATAAGATAGAGCAAAGAAAAGTCCAGTATGTTCATGCACCGATAAAAAAATATCGCTGTAAGAGCGGTGAACATGTTTTTAAGGTGCTTGACAGGTCAAGGTATATCTTTGGGTGTACTAAGTGTCAGTTCGCCAAACAGGCCTATCCTACGACTTTTAAGATAACACCAGAAGGGTACATGATAGACATGAGAACAAATACAAGGGTTTGAGTTTACATTTTCCCAGTTAACTAGGCATACTTAAATTAAGCCTATTGGAAGATCACCGATCTTTCATGTGGAGACTTCGGGGTGCGAACCTCGTCAAAAACATCGTTAGGTTACACAGAAAGGAGGTGATATTAAATGGATAACCAATCCGATAGGTCATTCGGAGAGGTCGCCGAACAAGAAGTTAATGCTGACGAAGTAGAAACTTCTGAGGAAATTTCTGAGGAAACTCAAGAAAGCGACACTCCAGACCAAGATGACTCTGGTGAGTCTGGTAAAGAAAACCAGGACACTTCAGAGGAACAACTGACAGAGAAGGGAACTAAACTTGATCCCAACCCTCTTTCAGCCGCACATCAACAACTAGCCAACGAACGCAAAATTCGTCAGCAATATGAACAATTGTTGAGTAATCCTCAACTTTTGTCTCAGTACATTAAATCTCAATACGGCTCTCCTGTTGCTAACCAACAGGTCGAACAACCAGAGATTAAGGAATATAAGGCTGATGATTTTGAGAGCTTGGACGATGTTGCCAATGTGGTTAACAATCTTCAAAAGAGTTTTGTTGAAAAGACAAAATCTTATGAAGAAAAGATCATGCAGTTGTCTAACGCAGTATCTTTGTTGACCCGTTCTGCTACCCAAGACAAAGTAGCTAGCAACATTGAAAGAGAAGTAATTGGCTTGCAAGGCATAAAGGAACTTGATCCTAAGAGTCCTGAATTTATTGACGGACTTGAAGAAGAGATTGTTTCTTTGTACCACAGGCTTGATTTTGATGAGAATACTGGCACTTATCGAGGCCAATACTCTATTGCCGAAATCGGCAAAAGTATTGTAGAGGCCGCGAAAAAGGCTAGGCAGGCTGGGTCTCAAAAGGCACAGACAATCATTAAAAGAAAAGCCGAAGGAAGAGTTACTACTAGCTCTAAGGTGGAAGAGGAAACTGATGACGAAAAATTGTCACCAGAAGACTCAATCGCTAAGGGAATTAGCCAAATATTTGGCGGTAGATAGTTCTTCTTTGCGGAGGTCAGCTTCGCAACATAGTTATTAACGGGACTTGTATAAGTCCTTAGTGATAATTGAAAGGGGGTGAACAAATACAATGCCTAATACAAACCTTTATGGACAGGGTACTACCCTTTCGGCAACGGATAAAGAACTTTATCTTAATATCGAAAAGGAGATTAAAAAATATCCTAGTCCTAGAATTGAGTTGCTGAAAAGAATTGGTTCTTTTTCACAACCAGTTAACTCTCACAAGATTGAGTGGTCTCGCAAAGACAACAGGCCAGTTAAATCCACGATGGCAGTAGCGGCGGAATCTAACGCAACTACTTTAATTGTGGCTAACCCTGGAGTCTTTAATGTGGACGACTTGCTTGAGAAGCCAAGTGGTGAACAGGTTAGGGTTACTGCCGTTTCTGGCGGTACTAAACTCACCGTTGAGGCTTGGACTGGTACTCCAGAAGCCGTTGATATTGGCGATGAGGTTCGCCGTGTTGGTATGGCTACCCCACAGGGTAAAAATGCCGATAACATGGTAATTCATGGCTACGAGGACTTGTTTAACTACACCACCATTTTGGAGGATGTAGTCGAACTTTCTGGTTCTGAGCATAACGCTCTTATCAGAGGTCACGAGAACTCTGGTCAACTTATTGCCCGTAAACAAATGGAGCTTGCCGAAATTTGGCAAACCCAAATGGTTATTGGTCAACGACACAAGGATGATGCTACTAAAACGACCACATCTGGTGGAATTAAGTTCTTAATTGATACTTATGCCCCTGGTAATGTGATCGACTTTGGTGGATCAGCCACTTGGAGTGCAACTGGTGATAGCGGCCCAATGGGTAAAATTGATGACGCTTTGGACAAATTATCGTCTAAGGTGTTTGATAAGCCTACCATTTATGTTGGTGCTAAATTCATGAGGAAGTTCAAATATCTCATGGCAGACCTTATTAGGACTGACCAGGAGAACGACATCCGAGGTGTCGGTGTTGTCGGTACTTACCTCTCCCACCTATATGGAAAGGTTAAAGTCGTTCTTATTCAAGAGCGTACTGGCTGGATGGATGATTATGTATTCATGGTTGATGAAAGCATGATCGGACAAAAGGCTCAAAAGGGTAGGGAATGGCAGACTTATCCTCTCGGCAGACTTGGAGACTCGTTTAGGTGGCAAGTTCTTTCAGAACGAACCATTAAAATTGACAACCCTGAAGCCTGCGCATACCTGACCAACTTAGGTGTATAGTGAATAAATATCACTAGGACAACAATTTCCCCCTCTTAATGAGGGGGATTTTGTTTGATACCCCCCCAGACACTTTGATGTGTAACGGTTACACTTAAACTAAGGTTATAAATTATTGAAAAAACTATGGCTACCAATACTGCAAGTGGTCGTACCGTTTTTGTGCTTGGTAGAGAAGCACACGGTAATCGAAGTGCTTTTGTTGTTGAAGACGGAGAGGAATACTCTGTTGACTTCTCAACTGCTGTTGAATATTCGGATGGCACTGCATCATTCCCTTTTGTGAGTGAGTAGTGTAATTCTGGTGCGATCATAAAGAGGGCGGGTTTTCCGCCCTTTTTATTTTGTACCCAGTAAGGTAAATCAGGATATACTAAAAATATGCAAGAAAAAACTCAGTTCATAGAAACGGTTAGTGATGTAATGGAGTATATGGCTTCATTTGCTGGCGGGGTTGTTCCCGATAAAAACACCGATCAATATGTTAACTGGTTGAAATATATTCAGGTTAAATATGAGGAAGCCTCAAAAAGAGGTTTTTGGCGAAGATTATTGACTAAAGATCATCTTGATTTGGTCGAGGGAGATACGGAACTTTATTTGCCAGTTCGTTTCCAGCGACCGAATTCTTTGTATGTCTTAGTTGTTGATGGGGTCGATTTAGCCGATCCCGACAGAATACCAGACGGACAAGAGATTTATATTGAGCTGGACAATGATCCTACTGTTGTAATTGAGGATGAAGAAGTAATAAACAGCAACTATGGCAGGTGGAAAATATCTTTTAAGAAGGCAATCTCGTCTAATCAGGAAGCCTTATTGTGGTATTTTTCCACACCGCCAAAACCAACAGCAGCCACTGATAAGATTTTATTACCAGGTGATATGATTGCTTATGGCGCATTGGCGGAACATTTTAGGTCGGCTCACTTAGTTGGAAGCCAAGATGATGCAAGACAGGAATACGAGAACAGGATAAATACTTATTTGGCAATGGAAATGATCCCCGCCCGTCATGAATTACTACAATTTGTCACTAACCCTCGGCAAATCGACAGGCTTGGGAAAGCAAAAGCCCAGTATGCCATTCGTGCCGATAGGTTAAACAGAACCCTTTGATGTTTGTTTATCCAAAAAGACGATCCGATCCTAAAATTTCTCGTACAGGTTCAAGTGGTTTCCCTGGAGGATGGAACTCTCTTGCCCACGCCTCTTCATTAAAAAACTCTGAACTGGCGGAGTTGCTTAACGGTGCATATTCTCAATACGGGACTATTTCCAAAAGAAGGGGAACTCAGCTTGTGGGTTCTGCGATGGAAGGAGCTGATGATGTTATCAATGGAAAGATGTTTTATAACATTGGGGGGAAAGATTACTTAGTAAGGGTAAACTCGTTAGGAAAAGTTGAGAGATTTAACTTCAATACAAATCAATGGGTGTTGTTAACTGGTACTCCTCCAAGTGGATATTCTGAGGTTAACCCAGAGTTTGTGGATAACTCTCCAGTTTTTGATGCAAGCACGTTTATAAACTTAGTTCAGGTTCAAGACAAGATTTACTTTGCAGGACCGAATGACCGATTAACCATTTTTGATGGAACATCGTGGTCAGTACATACGGAGTTAGCTGATCCTGATACAAGGCCAACTGTTACCAAAACAGGATCAGGGACAGGAACTCATACTTATTATTACCGTTATTGTTGGCTCAACCAATTTGGGATTACTTTGGCATCACCTGCCAATGATGGCGAACAAAGCACAGGACAGGGGTTTTACGACAATATGCCAAAAATTGATGGGGCAACTTATTTAACCCTTACCATACCGCCTGCACCAGCAGGAGCAGTAAGAACAATGATTTTTAGAGGAGAAGTGGCAGAAAATGAATTCTTTTTAGCTTCTATTCCAGCCTCTCAAACAACCTATGTTGATAAAAACATAAATCCAGATGGCCAAGAAGGAGTAAGTTATTTGTACACAGTGCCACCAGCGAACACTACCGCTGGTTATCATTTTTACCTCTTAGAGAATTATTTAGGGATGTTGGTCGGTACTACTGTTGAGTTTGGTAAAGATGTTTTAGTGTGGTCTGGCGAACAAGAAATTTTAGATGAAGGAATGAGCGATCTTTCATTTGCCTTGCCTGATGGTGCGGGATTTGATGGTTTTCAAAAAGGTGATGGTCAGTCCATAAATGCCTTACAAGCATTTTCTTTTGCCAATGAGGATGGATTAGCCGTTTTTAAGGACTCCCGTGTTGGATTGCTCAAGGGCGATCCTGCTGGTGGTTTCAACATCCAAAATGTAAATGTTATTAGGGGAACTATGTCGCCACTCTCTCCTCACGTGGCGGCTAATGATATTCGGTTTTATTCAAATGAGGGTGTAGCAGTTATCGGACATGAGGCTAATTATGGAACTATTTTGCGCTACTCTGTTTTGTCATTAAAGGCGGATTCAGTTACCCGAAGAGTTACACCAGCCAATCTATCTAAAGTTTGTAGTGAATACTACAACAATTTGTCTTTATTTGGAATTTCAACTGGTACTGCTAACACCGGAAATAACTCTGTTCTTGTTTATGATGAGAGATACAACACCTGGAGTCATTGGACGGGTCTTTGTCCGTCTGTATTTTTCAAGGCAATACATCCGACAACTAAAGTTGAGGATTTATATTTTGGCGTATCAAATGCTTCGGTTTATGGTGGTAATGTCGTGAAGATGTTTGTTGGTAGAACTGATTATGCCTCCTCAACGGGAACTGGACAGAAAATAAATTTGTCTTTAACAACCAAGCAATATGATGGTAATTTACCAGACAAACCCAAAACCTTTGATAAGGCGGTGATTGTATTTAGTGCTTTAGCTGGTAACGGCACAACGGCTCAAGCACTAGGAATGGGAATGAATGGGTTAGAATCCTATCCTCGTTTTAGAGTGTCAACAGACCCTGTTTTATCTGGATTTGGAAATGACGAGTGGGGAAATCAAGAAATTGGTGTGATGCAAACAGACAGTGGGGGGGAAAGTATCTTAATTCGTTATATAGACCTACAACAAAAAGACTTATTTTGGGCTAAATTAAATATCCAGAATGACGGAATTGAGGACGAGTTAAGTATTTTGGGTGTATATTTTTATTTTGCTGAGAGTGAAAGAGAGTTGCCTGGAAGAACCAGACTAAGACAAATTGCTTGACAATCAACAGACGGCGTGATATTTATGTGTAATGATTACACTCTTGGTTTTATTGCGAATAGCTGATGTCGTTACCACCTACTTAGGGATCACTCATTATGGAGGAATTGAGGTTGAGTCAAATCCAGTGGTCAAACTTATTTTGGCAAGTGGGGGGTGGTTGGGCTTTGCCATTTATAACTTTCTGGCGGTATTGCTAATTATTGGGATATTGAAACTTTTGCCAGATAAGAAGGCGTTTTTAGTTAGAGTACCCATGTGGATATTTTTGGGATTGAATTTTGTGGTGGTTTTGAGCAACCTTATATTTTTAGTTGCTTGACAATTTTCTTGCTCTTTACATTTTTCGCCTTATCCTCATATACTAAAAATATGGCAGTACAAGGAACTTGGAACATCGGAGGATATAATCTCCCAGATCGCGGTTATACAGAATGGTTAAGAAGCTTATTGGGTAAACCTCTTAGTGCAGAGGTTCAAACCACTTTTAATAATCCGGCAGTTGCTCAGGCGGTTGGCGGTTCTGCTCCAGCCATTAAAGGTGCTTCAACAACGACTCAGGGACCACGTCCAATTGGAATTTTAAAGGACGGTAGAACTTTATGGAGTGATGGGACTATCACTGGAACTCCCACTGAAACTCCCACTGGAACTTCCACTGGAACTTCCACCGGAACTCCCACTGGAACTCCCACTGAAACTCCCACTGGAACTCCCACTCCAGAACTAGACCTCTACACTCAGCAATGGTTGGCCGGTCTTGAAGCAGCTAAAAGACAGGCACAAAGTTTACGCAATCAGGGTCAAAATACTTTTCAAAGGTTGATTGATGCGGCTCGTGGATATAGTGAAAGAGCGGCCGAGCTTCGTGATCTTGGTAGTCAACAGATTACTAATACTTTTAACGAATTGGCTGGTGGCAATGCCCGCCTTGGTCAAGATGCTAGACAGCAAGCACTACTTCGTGCCAGAGCTGGTGGTTACGGTGACTCTTCTAAGCTTGGACTTCTTAATCAAGTAACTGGTAATCTGGCCGGTATGCAGGGTTCAGCTCTTGCTCGTAAGGGTGAAAATGAAGCCCTGAATTTGGCGGATTATAAAGCCCGTGAAGCCGAAGCCGAACAGCAAAGGAAGGCAGCTCAAGATTACATGACTGGCATTGAGGAGGCTGCTGGTGAACTCGAAAGGCAAGGTATTCAAAATGTTGGTTATGATTATGGACTAAACTTATCTGGTTTAGCTCAAAGGCTACAAGCCATGCAAGCCATGAACCCGCTTAACGCACAAAGCCTTACTCAATACACGCCAGATTATAGTGGTCTTACTAACACTCTTAACTCTTTGTTGGGTGGCTTAACAGCCCAAAACAGAGCTTCTGGTGCAGACCAAGCTTTAACGGCAGTCCAGCCAACCACTTATCAAGAGCTATTAAGAAGGATTAGAGGAACATACGCTCAATAAAATGAAATGGCTTTCACGCTACTTAATCGCCTTAAAGAAAAAATTGCTGGGACTGCACAAGCGGTAGGCAATGTAATCAATCAGTCAATTCCTGGTGGCGTTAGTGGTGGGTTACAGAGAGTATCCCAAGGTTTCCAAAACCCTCAACAGTATAATGTTTTTTCTCAACTTCCAGAGATAAGTCGTAAACTACAACAATTCCCTGACACAACAATTCAAGCTCCTAAACTTCCTAGTCGAGCTTTTGACCAAGCCCCAGGCGGTTCTTCTTGGTTTAACAAGGCTGTTCCTTTTGTTTCCTCACTTCCTGGCGAGTATCTAAGGGGTTTTGGTAAAACTGGTGAGAGGTTATTTACTCCATCAGGAAGAAGAGAGATTGTAACTAAGCCTGGCGCTTTTGTATCAACCGCATTTGACCTTGCTGATTTAGCTCCTGGTATTGGTTTATTTGCTGGTGGAATTAAGCCAGTTGCCCGAGAAGGTGGAGAAAAGTTGTTAAAAGAAGGTGGAGAAAAGTTGTTAAAAGAAGGTGGAGAAAAAGCAGCAAAAAAATCTTCTAGAGAGTTATTTGAGAAAACAGCTAAAGAACTAGCACCAGAGATTAAAGATATTGGTTTTTGGAAAAAGTTAACTATCCCCAATAGAGTTCAGAGATTAAAGCAGTCTTTACCAGAACCCATATTCAAAGAGTTAGACAATAGGGTTATTACTCCGCTTAATAAGTTGCTTGGAGATAGTGTTGATTGGGGGAACAAGTATAAGAATATTTTAATGGATATGAAAGTCGCTCCAGGCAGTAAGCAGTCCGAGTTAATTCAACGTGTGGGTGAGGGTAAATTGTCATACAAAAATCTTGTTTCTCAGGTTGGTGAAAAACAAGCACAGGTCATAAAAAACCAAGCTGATACTTTTAGGAGTATGTATGATGATATTTTGCAGTTTGTTAATACTCGGCGTAAAGCTGTTAATTTACCAGAAATCCCTAAACGTAAAGATTATTTCAGGCACATGAGCGAGTTCGAGAACATATCGGATGTTTTTGAGAGTTTTACCACTGGTAAGGGGACGAGAGAGTTTACCGAGTCTATCCGTAAGCACCAAAGAAAGGGTAATGTTGTTGACGCTGTTGGCAACTTTATGAACTATCTTGATTATGCTCAACGGGCTGGATTTAGCGACTTGGTTTCACCTGAACTGCGAAAGATGACCAAGGTTTTAGACAAGGCTGGTGCAGACCCTAAGGTTGTTGGGCAACTCGAAGGTATGCTTGGAGATATTTTGGGAACTACTCCTAAAAGTGGTACGGCTCGGTTCTTGGAAAATATAACCGAACCCCTCAGAACAGCAAAAGTTGTTGGTAATCCTGGGAGTATTTTGGCTCAAGTTTTCAATCTTCCTCAGGGAATTGCCATGTCGAATCCCATAAATTTTGCCAAAAGCCTTAAAAATACGGAGGCTGCTTTGGCGGTAAATAAGTCAAGCTACATAAAATCAATCTCAGAAAAAACGCCGACCTTTTTGGTGAAGGGTAAGTTGGCAAAAGCCATCAATGTTGGTGGTGGGTGGTTACAAGACACTAACTTGGCGACCGCTAAAGCATTGTGGAAATCTTTTTATGTTCAGGGTAAATCTATGGGTGTTGATGCGGCTAAATATGCGGATGAGATGATCCCGTTAATAATGGGGGAAAGGCGATTGGGGCAAATGTCAGATTTTTACAAGTCTACTTTTGGTAGAATTATGTCTCCATTTACTCTGGAAAATCAGGCGGCAATTAACAGGTTAATTGATAGTGTTGGGAAAAAGAAGTCGTCGGAGGTCATTGGAACACTTATAGCATGGAACATAAGCAATACTTTAATTGAAAAATATGCACATGGATATAGGCCGTTTTTTGATCCAATAGATGCGGCTAAAGAAATGATTGAGTACTGGCAGGGGAGTGATAAAAAGGAACAAAGCAAGTTAAAGGCAGGGGGAAGAATGTTGGGAGAGTTAACTAACCTCATACCAGCCTTACAGGCTTCGATTTTTACTGCTTATAAGGTCGGTGAGAGTATGGGATTGCCAGAGTCTAGGAGTGTATTTGGCACAGATGATCCTACCTGGCAAAATGTGGCTTCGATATATTGGCCGTTTGGGAAGGAGGGTGTTGCTGGCAGGTATGTAACTGGAGAAAAAGCGATTGATTATCCACTTAATTTAGCTTCAACAGTAATTCCTTTCTTAAATCCTGCATTAAGGGGAGTTCAGGCAACTGGGTCAAATGTTCGTGGTTATGCTAAAAGTAGGTCTGGTCGAGCTATGTATGAAATGCCGACTGATCCGTTAAATATAGCCAGATCGCTCGTTTTTGGTCAAAGCTCTACTCCTCAGGCTAGAGAATATTTTGAGAATGAGTTTAGTCGTCCTTTATCAAAGGAAGATCAGAAGAAAATGGATCAAATGTCGCCTCAGGCAGCTCGTGAGTTTCTACAAAAAACTCAAGAAAAGAACATTGCTAAAAACCAAGCTGAAAGTTACAAGAAGTCTGTGTCTGGTGATAGTTTCTGGGGCAAATTATTTGGCAACAAAAAAGTACCATCAGACCAAGCCATCAAGGAGGAATTGTTTGGAGGAAATGACATCAAGTCTGTGTCAACGGCTACTGAGAAGCGGAAAATCTATGACTCGTTAATCAAGACTTTAAGTGATGAAACCTTGCCTGACGAGTATAAGGAAAAAGCACTAAGAGTTGCTGGAGTTAATCCGGTTGATGTTGGTTACTATCAAGTAGCCAAGATGGATCAAGAAGATAGAATTGTGGCAATTCAAGACTTATTGAATGACCAGTCAATTGAACGTGATGAATTATTGACAATTCTTGCTTTTAACAAAAGAACAGTGGCGGGAAAATCAATGCTTGGAACGAGTATTTTTGAGTACCTTTATGATCAGGGATTACTTTCCAAGGATGAGAAAAAATTACTCAATGCCATTAAGTTTGATGAGATAAATGGCAAGTTTTATTTAGACCGTGATTACAAACCAGCGAGTAGTGGTCTTACCGCGTCTCAACAAAAAACCATGATAAATAAGATCAACTCCATTTATAAAACAAACATTAAAAAACCATCAATTACTCCAATGATTACACAAGCTCCAAAGTTGACACAAACAATAACTGTTACTAAGCCATCTGGTGCGAGCGTATCAAGAAAATCGCAGGATGTGTGGTTTAACCGTTATTAAGCAAAGGTGATTATTAGCAGTTATACTTAAAATATGATAGAAACACCCGCACTAGCGAATGATAAATATCGAGCTACATTAAGGTCAACCTGGATTTATGATCCCGCCGATACTGATATTCAAGTAGATGCAATACCAGCAAATTTACCGACAATTGTAACCGTTGGGTGGGAAACTCAGTATGAAACAGTTTTTAGAGTAACTGGTGCGTCTGGCGAGAACTCATCTAATTATGCTTTAACTGGTGTTACTAGAATTAAGGGTTTTGAGGGGAACTTACCAGAAGGGTTAACTGTTAACTGTCTCAATAATGAGGAATATTTTAATCAGTGGGGAGATCAAATAGCTGCTGTTCAAGAAATTGCTGAGAAGGCTCAAGGTATTGCCGAAAAAGTAGACTCTACTTGGGTTACGTTAACTGATGGGGCAACAATTAATTTAGATTTGGGCAGTGGTGCAAATAGAAAGTTTAGAGTAACTATTGCTGGAAATAGAACCCTGACCTTCAGCAATCCTTTATTGGGACAGGTGTTTACTTTAAGGGTTACTCAAGATGAAAATGGTAATAGGGCTTTAACTTTTCCGTCTGTAATTACATGGGCTGGTGGTGAAGTCCCAGACCAACCTAAAGTAGCCAATACAACAGACTCATATATTTTTATTTGTACTAATGCCGAAACTCCAGCTTATGATGGATATGTATTAGGAAATGAAATGGCAGTTCCTGAGTAAGATATGGCGGTACTTAATTCTTGGCAACGAATAGATAGAGTTTTAAGTGGTAAACCGTTTGGTGATGGTGCGGATAGGAATGCGACAATTTCTAGTGATCCTAATACAAGACAATCGTGTTCGGGTGCAAGTGCGCAAAAAAATTTAACTATTGCGTCTGGTGCGTTTTCTAATGGTGATGTTGTTTTGATTCATCAGTCGAGAGGTACTGGGGCTGGGCAATGGGAAATAAATAAAATTGCTAGTGGTGGAGGGACAACTACTTTGGTAATGCAGAAAGATTTGCATTATACATATACCGATAGTGGGGCGAGTCAGGCTCAGGTAATGAATATACCTAGATATAAGAATTTAACCATGAATTCTTTAACGGTAACTGCTTGGAACAAGGACATTGGCGGAGTTTTGATTGTTTGTGCTAAAAAAGTAACCATTCCTTCGGGGCAAACAATTAATCTGGCTGGAGGTAACGGGGCTGGGTCTATTGTTACTAATCAATGGGCTGCTGGTGGAACTGGTGGCGGATTTGTTGGTGGT